AGCTGATCCGTTATAACCTCCATAATCTAAACCAGCAGTTTGTGTTCCAGCACCACCGTTTAAATATTTTCCAGTTCCTAAATTTCCACCTGCGGCCCATCCTGAACCATTATATTCAAAAGTTTTATTGTTATTAGTTGGTATTGGATAACCACCAAATATCATATATGATGATTGTGTGTCTCCGGCATAACCGCCTTGACGATAATCTTGTAGTAAAGGTGCACTACTTACCCATGCCTCTACTTTTAAAACACTTTTAAAAGTGCTACTATCTGTATTGTACCAAACTTGCCCTGCAACATTAGCGTCGCTTGGATCAGTTGATAATGATTTAATTGCTTTACCGTGTATTTCTCTATATGTGCTCATAATTAACTCGTACTAAATGTTTTTACATTACCCGCTGTTGTTTCTCCAGTAAATTCCTCTGTAGCACCAGTAAAGGAAGGGTTTTTTCCCCCAAATCCTAATCCTGCTGTGCTGGTTCCTGACCCTCCTAAAAGTTGTCTTCCTGTTGCCATGGCAGGTTTAGTTGACCAAGATGTTCCATCCCAATTTTCTGTATCAGTTGATGCAGGAGCCCCACCAAAAACAAGACCTGCAGTAGTTGTTCCACATCCAGCTAATGACATTCTTGCTGTATTCATAGAATTAACCGCAGTCCAATTAGTTCCGTCATATGATTCAACAGTAGCAATAACAGGTGGTCCACTAGCTGCAGCAATCGCTGCTGTTTGTATTCCAAAACCTGCAAAATAACGTCTAGCTGTGCCCATAGAATTAGCTGCTGTCCAACTAGTTCCATTATATTTTTCAGTTGCAGTAAGACCTGCATTAGCTGCTGGGGGTGTACCTCCAAAAGCTAAACCTGCGGTTTGTGTTCCTGCTCCTTGTAAAGCATATCGAGCGGTTCCCATACTATTTGGTGATGTTGTCCAAGCACTTCCATCATATTCTTCTGTTGCGGTGTTAGCTCCAGGTGGAAATCCTCCAAAAGCTAAACCTGCAGGCACTGTTCCACATCCAGCTAAATAAGATCGTGTTGTATTTAAATTACCACCAGAACCCCAACTAGAACCATTGTATTCTTCTGTATTATTTGTAGCTGAAGGTGCTCCACCACCTGCAGCAAATGTTTCTGTTTGAGTTCCACCTGTAGCCATATTTCCTCGAACGGTGCTCATACTTCCACCATTAGCCCATGCCTCTACTTTTAAAACACTTTTAAAAGTGTTACTATCTGTATTGTACCAAACTTGTCCTGCAACATTAGCGTCGCTTGGATCAGTTGATAATGACTTAATTGCTTTACCGTGTATTTCTCTATATGTGCTCATAATTAACTCGTAGTAAATGTTTTTACATTAGCTGCTGTTGTTTCTCCCGTGAATTCTTCTGTGTTAGCAACTACTGTTGTTGTATATCCTCCAGCAAACCAAGCTGTAGATGCTGGAGAAGCATTTTTACCACTAGCCATTTGTGCTCTCCCTAAAGCTATGGAAGGTCTTGTTGAAAAACTAGTTCCATCATATCCTTGTACTGCTGTTGGTCTAGAATTATTACTTTTTCCCATAGTTATTGCATCAGTTTGAATTCCTCCTGCTCCTGCATTTACTGTTGCTTCTATCAAAGCTCCAGATGCTGTAAAAGAAGTTCCATCGTATTCAAAAGAATTAGTTGGTGTTGCTGGTGCTGGTGTTTCTCCACCTGCTGCTAAAGCTGCTGTTGCTGTTCCAGTTTGTACGACACTAAATGTTGCTGTTGGGTATGCATTTGGATTAGCAGACCAAGCTGATCCATTATATTCTTGAACATAATTTACAGCTGTATTTTCTGGTTTGTGATATCCAGCTATCATTAAACCAGCTGTTTGAGTTCCTGTTCCACCAGTACCACCTGTTGTAATATCATAAGTTAAAGCTCCACCACCAGTCCAAGAACTACCATCATATTCGTTTGTAGTTGTAATAGTTGCACCAGGAGGTGAATCACCTCCCCAAAAAAGTGCTGACGTTTGAGTTCCAGCTGCTCCCATTCCTCTTGTTGAAATTGGATAAGCGGTTACGTTTGACCAAGAAGTACCATTATATTCCTCAGTTTTATTTGAATAAGATGGTTCACCACCACCTGATGTTAAACCAGCAGTTTGTGCTCCTGTTCCACCATTTTCGTATCTAGCTGTATTTAAATTTCCACCACTTGACCATGCTGCGGCTGTTATCACGTTTGTTGATTTAGTAAATTCTTCTGTTGTTCCAACAGCAGCGGTAGTGTTTCCACCACTAGCTAATGCAGAACTAGAACTATCTCCTGCTCTTGTAAGATAAATTCTTGCCGTTGACATTGAAGGTTTGTTAGACCATGACGTTCCATCGTAAGATTCAGTTGCAGCACTATTACTTCCAGTGCCTCCACCATAAATTAAATTTGAAGTTGAAGTTCCTGATCCAGCCAACCCATATCTAGCTGTGTTAATATTTGGAGTGCTTGAAAAAGCAGTTCCATTATATTGTTCTGATGCGTTTGAGTTAGCATAACTTGGAGGAACAGCGCCTCCTGCCATTATAGCTGCGGTTTGTGTTCCAAACCCAGATAAAAATTCTCTTGCAGTGGACATTGAACCACCTTCGGTCCAACTTGATCCATCATATTCTTCTGAACTAGATAATCTATTTGTAAATGTAGGAGGACCACTTGCACCACCTGCTATTAAAAAAGCAGTTTGTGTTCCTGCGGCAGCTCCTCTTATTCTAACATCTCCTGAGTCTGGAATACTTGACCATGCTGATCCGTTATAAATATAAGCTTCATTATTATATCTTGCACCTGGAGGAGGAGTTAAACCTCCTTTACATATTGCTGCAGTTTGTGTTCCCGCTAATTGTTGAATTAATTCCATTGCTGTTGGTATTGCTCCACCAGCAGTCCAACCACTTCCATCATATTCTTCAAAAGTTGTAAGGCCTCCTCCTGCTCCAGCTAAAGCAGCAGTTTGTGTTCCAGTCCCCCCTAATTGATCCATAGCTGTACTCATTGGTGCAGAACTAGTCCATGCTTCAAGAATAGCTAATCCTCTAAGACTTCCTGTAGTAGAATTATACCACATTTGTCCATCAGCACCCTCTGTCGGATCCGATGATAATTTTTTAATTTTCTTTCCTACTATTTCTCTATAAGTTGACACTACAACTCCCTATTAATTACTCTTCAGTAACCAACCTTGAGTGTTATCCGTAAAGACTAAAGTATTAGCAGCTCTTTCTGTTGCAACAGTTAAATCTGCTGCTGTTCCATTAATATTTTTACCATTTCTTGCAACGGTTAAATTATTGGTATCGAAAGTTCCTGCGTAATCTATAAACGAAATTTCATCTCCTATAGTTGGTGACGCTGGTAGAGTCAAGGTTATGGCTCCAGAAGTAGTATTCATAAAATATCCAGCTCCCGCTGCACCTGTTACAGGAGAATCTCCTGTTACTTTTACAGCTTGCCAAGATGTTCCACCTGCTTCTAATTCTTCCCAAGATAAAACTCCACCTGTTGTTGATTTTAAGACGTAGCCATTTCCTCCTGCTACGGCTGCCGGCCACGTAATAGTATAATCCGTAGTCGTACCCGATGCTTTCATACCTATGTATTCTCCTCCAGTAGTATCCTGAAGTCTTAATTCTTTCTGAGAACCTATATTTAAACCTGTTGATGAATTCCAAATAAAGTTTGAATCTCCACCAAATGCTCCTGAATTATTAAATTGAACTTCTGTATCTGATCCACCTGGTAATCCACCTGCTACAACTTCTGCTACATTAGGATTACTAGCTGCTCCATCTACATAAATAATTTTCCAACCTTTATCACCTGTTGCCCAAGTAACAGTATTTCCTGAACCACTGGCTGTTTTAAGTTGTACTGTATAAGAACCACTTGTGCTGTTTTTAATAAAATAAAAATTTTCTACATCATTAGGAACAGTTACAATTTTATTTCCTGATATAGTTTCAGGAGATTCTGCTCCTAAAATAATTACTCTTGTTGCAAGAGTTGCACCAGTTCCTCCATCTGTAACATCTAAAGCTGTAGTATTAGCTCCAGCTCCCCCAGCATTTAAAGTTTGAACTTTAAATCCACCAGATATTTGTTCAAATATTTGTAAGTTTGTATTGGTCTTTGTTCCCCATGTACCAGCATTTTCGCCAGTTGCCATTAATTCTACGCCAAGAGGTGTATATGTCGATGCCATTGTTAAAATTCTCCTAGTTTGTTAGTTTATATTGTTTATTTAGTTTTAAGTCAAACATAAATTATGCTGTTTTAGTTGTATATCCGCCAGAAGTTTTAGGAGTTTTCCTAGTATATCCTGTGCTAGTTTTAGGTGTTAATTTACCATAATATTTTAATATTAGTTTATCATCATTTAATGTGGTTGTGGCTGTTACACCAAGACCATCTAAACTTGCACCAGAAATTATGCTTTGAGTAACTGAGCCTAAAGCAGAGGTACTGCTTTGACCTGTTAGTCCCATAATATCTGCTGGAGCCAAAGATCCTATACCTGTGGTAGCAGATTGACCTGATACATTTATAGTTGGATCAGATGTAAATGCAAAAGATCCTACACTTGATGTAGCCGACAATCCTGATGGATCTACTAATGTAACTCCTGCAGTAGAAATAGTTCCTAATGCGGTTGTAGCAGATTGACCTGATAAACCTACTGAATGATCGTCTTCTGTTAATAATCCATGTGAAGATATTAAACCTAATCCTGTAAGTGTAAATGTAAGATCTGATTTAACAGCTGATAAAGAATTTAATGTAGATGTAGCAGATAAACCTGTTAATCCAACTACGTCTTTAGCAATAACTGTTCCAAGAGTTGCTGTTGCACTTAAACCAACTAAATTTTCAACTGCACTTTCAACAGATCCCCAACCGTTTTCACCCCAATTAAGTGTACCCCAACCAGGTTTTATTTCTATTAATTCGTTTGGAACTCCAAGAGAAGTTGTAGCTGTAAGACCTGTAAGTGTAAGAATAGGTGTATCACCCCATGATTGATAACCCCAACTGTTACGTCCCCAACCTTGAGTAATTATATTTGTATCACCCCAATCAGCTTGTCCAAAATAAGAACGACCCCAACCATCAGTGTTAGCTTCACCACCCATACCAGAGTGATTAGTGCAGTAATAATATAAAGTTGAAGGTGCACCTGCTGCAACTTCTATTTGTGTGTAAGCTCCTGCATTACCAGGCACACCAGATGTAGTTACACCAGTAGTGTAAGGTGTTGAGTTTCCACTGTCGCTTGAAAATCTTAAAGGGTGATTACCATTAGTTCCATCTGATTGATCAAACTTATAAGTAAGACCAGCTCCGATCATTACGGTAGCTTGTTGAACACCATCAATATAGTATTTACCACCAGCGACTGTTACGGTGAATGTCTGAGCTATCGACATAAGGACGGTCTCCTTATGCTATCTGAATGATTGCGTTTCCTGCTGTTTGAGCTGGGAACTGAATTGTAAAAGTTCCGCTAGTAACAGTTTTGTCTGAACCAAAGTTAATTGCGCATACTGCTTTGTTTGAAGCAGATGAATTATAAATTAAACATCCTCTTGCAGTAAAAGAAGCTGATGAACCCCAACTTGTATCTGCAAATTTACAACAAGCAGTATCACCTGATAAAACTGGAGTAGTACTTGTTAAAGTATTTCCACCACCTGTATAACCTGAAGAAGTTGTTGTTACTTCATACGTATTTGTTGGATCAGCAGTAGCGTCTGCTGGTGCAGTATAAGCTGTTGTTGATTTACTTAAAGTTGCTGAGTCACTTGAATATAAAGCTATCTTAAATGTGTTTCCTGAAGAGTTTGTAAAATTGTGGGTTCCCACTAAAATTTCTTGCTTAAAGCTATTACAAATCGCCGATGTTATTGTCATACTTTACTCCTAATTATTGATTTGCAGATTCAATTGGTATACGAACAGTGCCGTCAGTATAGTCATCTCTTCTACGTCTACCAATTTGCATCGCTGCAAACTTTTGTAGCTCTTGTTTATATTTATTTTCATAGAATGTCAACATATCCATAGGGCCTTTTAAAAACCCATAAGCTTCTACTAAACACGCATATAGTAAACCTTGAGGAAAATAATTACTAATATATGTTCCTCCGGTATTAGTCTCTAAACCAGTGGGTAAAGCATTATAATGGATAATATATTTATAATTAGCATCTGGTGTAGGAGCCACATAAATAGCTCCAGATGTAGCAGTGCTAGTTCCCGTAGTTGCACCTCCAAACATAGCATAATATTTAGGAAGTCCTGTAGTATCTTGTCCTGCTGATCCTCCTTCAGGACCAGTTAACTCGCCAACATATTCTGAAATAAAAGTTTGATCTCTTTTTTCTAACCATTGAGCAGGTCCTGTTACAGCAGTAGTAGAATTATATACCGCTATACCTCTAACAAACAATGTTCCTGTTGGCATTGTAATAGTATTAAAATCTGTTGCAAATTGTGCTTCTGCTTGGACTCTATCAGAATCCATTGGACAATCTAAATTAATTCTATGTTCAGCATTACGAAGAAATCCATTTATAATAGCAGCAGTAAGAACATTACTATCTACTTCTGTGTAGTTTCTAATATCTGTTGTTAAATCTGAATAACTATATGCCATAATTAAGCTCTATCATTAACCGGTCCAATTGTACATTGAAAACCGCCTCCAGTTGCTGTTGTACTTGCATTTGATACTAAAGTAAAATTTATACTGTAATATTTTGTAACCGTTGTTGGTTGTGATCCTGTAGGAACATTATTAGTTGCTTGAGGAGTTAATAAATAACTTCCATAAACTTTTGCTCCTGAATCATGACTTGTTGCTGCAGTGCTAGCTGGAGTTACACCTCTAAAAGGAGCAGATGTTCCACGGGTACATCCTGTCAAATTGTTACCAGCTTTACCTGTGTATTGAATTACTTCATTTAAATATTTTCCATAATTAGTTGTGTTTGGAGTAGTATCAATTTTTTCTATCATGATAAAACCAGAAGTTGGAAACTCAGTTGCATCTGTTAAAACAATTGTTGTGGCAGAATTACTTATGTTTCCGTTTAATGTAGTTTCTAACTGTAAAGTAGAAATAGCAACTCCTCCAACTATTTCTTTAACAGATTGAAATCTTGCATACGTAGTGGAAACATAACCTTCATTTATTTTTGCATCTCCCGTGCTAAAATTAACTGTTGGAGATCCACCTGTAACTGTAAATGGATTATTAGGTAATAAATCTCTAACAGGAAATTCTGTTCTTGCTGGTCGTGCATGTTTTAAAGCTTGTGGATCTGCTGCTACCGGTCTAGGTTGTAATTGTGGTTGTTTAGGTTCAAACTCAGATTGATGCACCCATGCACCAGTCCATTCTTGCACCATTTCATCATAAGGAAATGCTGCACCCGATCTATCTGATATTGCAAGTGCTCTTCTACCTTTAGAAAATCTTGCCATTATTTTTTACCTTTAAAAAAAGGCCCTGTCTTTTTTTCAAAATCTGATGTCATTACTTTGTTGTAATGATCAACCTCGGATGGACTAGCACTACGTTTTTTATTTTTTAAATTTTCATTCATAGATTTTATAATTTTATCTTTTTTTCCAGTAGGATCTTTTTTATAAATATTTCTTTGACCTTTTAAATATTCAAGTCTTTCTTTTCTTGCTTTTTTTCCTACAGGTCTAAGTTTTTTAATTATAGCTCCCATTCCTTTAGTTATAATAGTCATTATATATTTGGATAATAAGTTTTCGGTGTAATATACGTACTTGCTGCTGATCCATCCTCCGCTAATGCTCTTGCTAATTCATCTTCATATAATAATTTCATTTCTTGTGTTCTTTGTGGTGCAAATTTTTGAGACAAATAAAATGCTAATCCAGCTACCATACAAGGTATAAATCTATAAGGAGCATCACTTGCATTAGTGTAAGCTCCTGCGTCTTGAATTCTTTTTACATAATAAACATTTAAAAAATTACTAGCTGCGGTTGAGTTGGGTAAGGGGTAAATAGTTATTGTAACTTTATCAATAAATCTTTGAACCCAAAATTGTGATGGTGTTCCAAGTGAAGTTTTGTTTGCTGTTCCAGCATATGAATCTCTAGCAACTTTTGTTAAACCAATGTCTGATTGGTTATTGTTATTATAATTTTGTCTATATGAACAATTTAAAATATCTGTAATACCGTAAATGCTTGCAGTAGGCACAGTTGTTGCTTGTGGTGGTTCTCCACCTCCAGGTATATCAGTAGAATTTCTATAAAAAGTATAAATACCAGATCCTTCAGCAGTGGCATCAATATTACTTGACGATCCTTCTACTAAATTAATATTAGTATTTCCAACTTCCCAAAAATGTATTCCTCGGTTGCCCCATTCTTGAAAAAGAATGTTAAGTGATCTTCTAGCAGTTTTAATTTGATGACCTGCTGATCCTACTAAACCAATACGTTCGTAAGCGTCAGCAATAATTTCATCAATAGAAAAATCTTGATCAAAAGAGTAAGACGAGGATGATGTGTTCGCCATTAGTTACTCCCTTAAAATGTTCCAACTACGTAACAAAAATCAACATTAGTCAAAACAACATAACAACCAGTGTCAGCATAAATACCAACACCCGGTAATTTAAACTCTTGAACTTCATTAGCTGCTGTTCCAAACTTACCATGAAAAATTAATTTTTTTCCTGTAGCACCAGAACCAATTTCATTATAAATTTTTATTTCAGCATCTGAATTTGAAGATTGTCCATAAACAGTCATAACTTGAGCTTTAGTAATATTCATTGCAGCACCAGTGCTGGTGTTTAATTTTTGAAGCTGTCCGCTCGTAGTTAAAACTATGCTTTGTCTAACTTTTGAAATAGATGACATATATTTTCTCCTTAAATTCATGTGGGGCCTAAGCCCCACAATAAATTAATTATTAACTTAAATTATTATTTTGCATATACAAAATAGTAACCGTAGCGACACCTGTAGTACCATCAGCACTACCTGCTGTGTAAGTTGCAGTACAAGTAACGTCACTTGCTCCAATGTCATTGGCTGCAACAGTTGTTCCACCTGTGTGAGTTACACCTAATGCTTTAACGTTTGTATCTGACATAAAAGCATTTGGATCTGCTGTTGTTCCAATTTGGACTACGGCTGTTCCTGAATCATTAGAAACAGTTGTAACGTTCATAATAGCATCCACGATTTGTGAATTTGCAGGAACGATTCCTATTGTAGTTGTATTAGTTGCACCAATAATATCTATTACTGCTGATTGAGACATTAAAGTAAAACCTAAGTTTTCACTTGCTCCTTGTCTAACAGTTCCAGCTTTAATTGGTCCGCTAAATGTAGTATTTGCCATAATTTTCTCCTTTTCCTAGTTATGATATATAGTCTCTAGGCCGTCGACTATACGCGTCTATATATCGTTTTAAAATTGTATAGTGAATAATTTATATACTAGTTTTGAGTAGAGCGCAAGAGAGCCTGTAGTGTGGATTGGATTTTTCCAACGATGTAGCTTTTTATTAAGTAGCTACAGAAACTTGTGGGGCAGCTTCGTCTATCTTATTTTGCAGATGCGCTTTTTTTGCTTCTGCCATTTTAATATGACTTAGAACTTCTCTGACTTTTCTGTCAATTCTAACCATACTGAGAGTATATCTACCCTCACTAAGATGCTCCTGCTCCCATTCTAGATCCAGTACCTTTTTCTGTTTGTAAAGGTCTGTCAGATGTGTTTGCATCTCCATTTATAACCTCCTCATAGGTTATTCGTTTTACCCTGGGATCGTTCATTTCTCCAAGATACTCCCACTTTATACTCTTTTCTCCCAACTTGTCAACTATTGAATTTTCAATAGATTCTACATTGTCTTCAGCCAGAACTTCGAATTCTGCGTGATGTTGATATGCATATATATTTACTAGAAATTTTCTCATGTTTCTCACCATTATTTTGAGATTGTGGCGGTTTTTAGACCGCCACAAAATTAGTTTAGATTACGCACCTTCGCAACCGAAGATACCTCTATAGTCAGATACGCCGAAGACGTATCTTTCTCTAGCTTTGTATCTTACGTTACCAGTATTAAAATCACCTTCCATTGAAGTTGTCAATGGAGTTCTTTCAAAGTGTTTCATACCATTTGGAACGTCCGTGATAATGTAAAATGAATCAGGGTCAGTTAAGAAATGATTTATTCTATAACCTTGAGGAATCATTCCCATACTGTTGATTGCATTGATGTCATTATCAGCTGTCTGAGTTCTACCCTGTGACTTCATAAGTCTTTCAGCGTTGAACTGATTTGCAGAAGGAATTATCATTTTAACTCCTTTAGCTGCAATTCTTAAACCTCTCTCATCAGTCATAGCAGCGATATCAATCAATGCTTGTTCTAATGAAGTTTCGTTTAAGTCAGCTTGAGTTGCTAAAGTATTAGATACAGTTCCAGCGATAGTCGCGTGGTCTGTAGCTAGTAAGTTAGAGCCATCACCTGATTTGAACGTAGATGCTCCCGTTATTGACGGTAGACCATTGTTCAATGGTGAAGCTGCTTTAACTTGTTTAGCATTGCTCATGGATCTTGCTAAAGCTTTTGTATATCTAGAAGAAAGTCTGTCATAAAGGTTGTCCTCTATTGCTTCTTCTGTGATTGCAAATGCTAATGCAATTGTTTCCATAGTGTAACGAGCAGTGTAAGTCTCTTGTGCATCATCAAATGCTACACTTTGACCTTCTGCTTTTACATCGGCGTTAGCGAAACCAGATAACATAACTTCCTCTTCGAAAGCCCTGTCACTTGATTCTGTAACGTAGATCTCGGATGACTCATTGTCATACCGTTTGTACTCCAGCCCAAATAGTGCATTTAGGCCTGGTTCTAGTTCTTTAACTAGTTGTGCTCGTGATATTGCCATGTCTATTTGCTCCTATTAACTCATTGTCACGCCGTTATTATACTGGTTAAGATTCTGAACGAAAACAACAGAACAGTTTGCTGTTGTAATATCTTCGTTTTCAGGATCTTCTGCTATTCTTACAGTTCTCCAAGTATTATTTGTAGCGTGAGCCCCTGCTAACAACATTTTGTTTGTTGACTGACCACTAGTTGTTGAACCAGTAGTAGTCGACATTCCAAACGTTTTACCCATATTTGCTATAGGTATAGCTGTATCAATACAACCAACATAAAGTTGATGTGGATTGTCTATTACAAACGCTGTGATGTTTTCAGAGTTGGCTGGAGTAACTTGTGAATAGTAGTTCTGAAACGTCGGCTTCTCTGTAGTTGCCGCGTTGTAGAACACACCATTTAAAACACCAATACAAGTATTAGTGATAGCTGCCTGTGCCGTAATTATATATCCGCCAGTCTGATTAACAGCTGTGCCTTGAAATAATGACGTAGCATAGTTAGCTTGGATGTAGTACTTACCTTGACCCTGAGATTGATCGGTAGAACCGAGCGTTCCCTGAGCAATAAGACCAAATCCAGTCGTGTTTCTATTTGCCATAGTTTACTCCTAATGTGCCTGCCTTCCGAAGAAAGCCTCCAGCACGGTTGATATTAACTAACGATAGTTTGAGAATTACTTCTTTGTACCACCGAAAGTGTGCTTTGAATTCCTATCAACTTTGATAGGCATTCTTTTATCTTGATCCCTAAGCAAGTCGGTTTCGACTGACTCATCTTGACCTTCAGTTTGTTTTTTCTGATAGTCCATCCGAGCCTGCGCGAGTTCTTCGGGTATCCTTGCCAAGACAAGGCCTCCTACTCCTATGACTCCAGCGAATTTACCGTCGGTCACAACCGGATAAGAAGAATCTTCATATTCGTCAGCTCTCACTAACTCATATCCAGATCTCAATCTTCCATGAATATTCTTGGAATCATTGAAACCCATTGATTCAGCTCTAATCCATCTGTGCCTAAAGCCATCTGGCGCTGGCGGTGCATCAAGAGATGAAGGTGGCTTATACTGTTTAGGTCGTTCAGTTTTCTCCCTAGTACTAGCCGCACGTGAAGTTTTATTTTTATTTTCCATTTTATGCTCCTTCCGTGAGTTTTAATTGTTTAGCATACTCTTCTAGTGGCACACCTAATTTTTTCGCTATTGCGACTTGAGACGATGTGAGTCTCACTTGTTTGCGTCCTTGTTTTACACTTCTATTAGCTGAAGCGACCGACTGAACGGGCTTGGACGTTTGCTTTGTTTCAGTATTACCAAATTTATGCGGAAAGTCAACTCTTATACGTTTGTCTATTTCTTCATAATATTCACCAGACTTAGGATCAAACCCTTCTTTTTCTACTAAATCTTTATGGATTTCAAAAGCAGTAAAAGTCATAGCTCTATCTTGACCGAACCATTCATTTTTAGCTGCCCATGATTCTGCCATAGGATCTGCTTCAGGTAATGATCTTGGTGTTTCTTTTGGTAAATTACCACCATCAGACAGTTTAACAGACTCACTCTGTTCAACTGGCGTTTGTTGTCTTTGCTGTAATTTTGCATTTTCAAATGCTAATTCAGCAATTCTTTTATTTGCTGTAACTTGCGCTGCAGCATCACCGGCTTCGATAGCCATCGCAAGTTCTTTTTGCGCAGCATCCATTCCAGTTTTAAGATTTTCTTCAAATCTTTTATTATAATCAGAATCTATTTTAGAAAATCTTTCCTGATCAGCTTGTCTTTTCTTTTCGACAGCTTGAGCATATTCTACAGCTGCAGCCTCTCTACGTTCTGCTTCTCTCATCTTTCGAGTAAGTTTAGCAATACGTGATTGAACTCCTTTACTGTAATCTTCTAATTTAGAATCTTCTTCTTTCTTTGTTTCTTCTTTTTGTGTTTCTTGTTCCTTTGTTTCTGGAGCAGTTTCTTGAACTACTTCCTCTTTTGTTTCTTCTACAGCTACATCAACCTCTGGGCCTGATGTATCTATATCGACTAGTTTTTCACTAGGTTTTTTCTTTTCCTCTTCTGGCATAGTTTCCTCCTATGTTAGTATTTATGCAAGATATCCTCTGGATTCTTGACTGTTGCTAAAATTTCATCTTCATTAAGAAGACGAACTTCTCCACCCTCAATTTCTATACGTGATCCCGCGTAACGCGCGAACACTACCCAATCGCCAACTTTGCACCATGGACCATCAGGATATCTTTCCTTGTCGTTATAACAATGCGGACCCATTGCTAAAACATTTCCACATTGCGATGCTACCTGTTGACGTTCTATTGTATCTTGTCCAAGTAAAACTCCGCCTTTAGTTTTTTCACTCATTCTAAATGGTAAAACTAAAAGTCTCCATCCTGTTGGTTGAGGGAGTTTTGCTTTTTCGTTTGTAACTTCTTTTTTCTCTGATTTTTTTACACCAATTAATTCTTTATTTGGTGTTATTATTTTTGCTGTTGAGGCTGATGATTGTTCCTTCATTTTGCTCCTTATCTTGTTGCAGGTTAGAGATTTCCTGTTGCACTGATTCCAATGCATTTATTTGTCCTATTATATACTTATATGTTTCCATACTGTCAACCCCTCCGGACGTTACCGAAATTGCCAGTTGTTCTGTTCTACGTTTGATTGCTCTTTTTAAACTATTGAGTACGTGTTCTGCTTCCATTTAACATTTCCATCTTCTCCGTGCTTGTCTGATTCGAGAATTAGGATCGTTACGTGTTTTTGCAGATG